CCTTTCTGAAGGGTGCTCTTAGTGACGGACAGTAAGTTGTCAGCTTCAAGCTTGTTTAAGGCTTGTGTGCTTAAGGGTGTCACCACCCAAAGTGCATACTTAGACTAGCCTAGTCCGCTCGACCTAATAAGTCGTTCAAGCTGACGGCGTTTCGACACGGGCTTAGACTCATCAAAGGTCGGCTCGAAAAGGAGGTATTCCTCAACTCGCCTAACCATGTCATACACCCGGTCTTCCAACCATTCAAGATTGGAATATTCGGACGGCACCACGTTAGGAACCATAGAGCTTATGGCCCTATGTAAGGGACGGAAGTCGTTCCCTGTTCTGATTTCTCGCAGCATATCTCGTGACAACGAGAGCAGTGTCGAGAGATCCCTTGTTAGAGACCTCCAGTGTGGCGTCCCTGAAGGACCCCATACGGACTCTACTGCTAGCATCGCGCCCTGGTCGGACGCAACAAAGTTGCTCACGTCAACGAGCGACGCACCATTTTCGAGGCGCGCGAGACCGCTGTTCCAAAACAGTCTTCTCGCTCGTGCACCAGCTGCCTCCAGCTTAACGCTTGGAGTTTCCGGGTAATCCAACAGAATGGTTTTCTGCAAGATGGGCCAGGCTCTGTCCACTTCGGGCAAGCCTAATGGATTAAAACCAAGTCCCCCGTACTTCTCGGGGACGTTCTCCAAGAGGTATAGCAGTCGTTTCCATTTCCAGGGATAAACCCAGAAAATGGACGGGCCGTACACTCTCGCGAAGTCGAAGAAGTTATCATCATTGAAATCTCTCCACTTAGGAGCAGAGATGATCCCCTGTGATGTAATTAGGCGAGATGTGAATTCGCACATCCGTGTGGATTCCAAGGTCTTGTCCTTGGACACGGGAATGCCAACCGCATTCAAGAGGTCCTGGATCAGATCACTTTCCAGTTTATCGAACACAGTGAGATCATCACCCACTTGTACCCTCTTGCAGCGTGCCTCTGGTTCCTCAAAGTCAGACGAACGAAGCGAGTAGCTAACTCCCTCGTATATAAGGCCTAACGTCAGAGAAAACAGATGGAAACTGAACTTTAGTCCCAAGGGTTGACCTTGGTACCACTGCATAAGTGGTTGTTCAGCAAGTCCCTTAAGGAAGGGATATCTCTGGAGGTCTTTTGCTTTTAAGCTACGAGAACACTCCAAAACTTCCTCAGGGAGAATCCACATACCCTGGGAGCAGTATCGAACGAGGTCGACCCACTCCTCATCGACTCCGAGCTTCTGTAGGACGTAAAGTTGAAGCTCTAGCGGTATATTATCGCTGGCGCCTTCCAAATCGATACTTACAGCAAAGCTATACTGCTGCAGCATCCTCATGGCTGCGACGCGACCCGCTTCCTGGTCCATAGCATAGTTCCCTGGGACAACGCTTTGACAGCGTTCTAGGAATCTAAACAAGGGACCAAATGCCTGTTGCCAGGCACGTCCTGGATTAGCGATACAACGGGCTTTGTACCCTGGCTCCTGGAGAATGGCAATTCTGCCAATCACTGAGGGCAATGCAATGTGGCTGATACCAGCCTCCAGCATGTTCTCCACGTACTGATTGTAATACTTTTCGAGACCTTGTAAGGTTCCTCCAAGTATGTTTGGAGCCACTTGCATGGCATAACCGTGGGTAAACGATCGTACGCTCTCTAGCGCAGTCTCGATTTCTGGAGCGGTACCTGAACTAAGAGTAGTCCCCAAAGGGGCTCTCCGCACTGGAGAGTGCGTAAAACTCAGTACAGGATCACCACAAGGTTCTGGCGGAGTAAACCGCAATTTGTCTTTGAGGGATTCACATCCGAGATCGATATAGTGCTCGACCCATTTGAGAGAATCCTCATCAGGATCCCCCCTCCTAACGCCTTTCATCCATTTCGCCAGTTGCCTCTTGGTAACCCGCACACCCTCAAAGCGGGAGTAAATCATGAGGATGTTCCAAGTCTTGGCCAGCGTCTGAAAATCCCGACTCCGATGAAAGAGTACCTTAAATGGACCTTTTGGAGATCCATCGGGATGGCGTCCTATCCAAGAGCTTCG